GCGCCCGTTCCGTCATGGGCCGGGATGTCGATCTGGGTGACAGTCTTGAACGCCTTGGCACCGACCACCGTCGTGGCCGAGTTCTCGGTGAACACGGGCAGGGTTTCCGTGATCGTGGCCCCTGCCATGTCCGTGCCGGTGATGACCACCTGGATCGGCTTGATGTCGCCGGCCGTTCCGCCGGACGTCGCGGTGATGTTGCGCGCGCACGGCGGGTTGGTGATGGCCGTGGTGACGACAGACGGCGCGCCGGTCGACGTGACCGCGGCGTGGACGCCGGTCGAGGATGCGGCCGCCGCCTGAACCGCAGTCCAGTTGAGGTTGACGACGAAGCCGGCGTCCTGAGAGCCTCCGGCGTCGTCCTTGATGGTCTGGCCGAAGCCAGTGTTATACGGAGCGAGTCCCATGTGTCATTACCCTCCTTCGGGTGTACTGGGTCCGGGAGTCACCCCGGCCCCGTAGTCCGCTGCTCACTTAGGCTCAGGTGAACAGCTTGACGAAAGCCTCGGGGATGGCGATGTCGCAGTCGAACAGGCAGACGCCACGGTAGTCGACCGCATTGGACGCGAAGGCGGACTCGACGCTCTTGTCGACCTTGATGTCCTGCGCGAGATTGCCGACGACCTTCGAGTAGTCGCCCAGGTACGCCGTGTCGGCCGCGACCTTGTCGGACACGAGCACGGGATAGCCCATCAGCCGCATCTGCATCCCGTTCGTGAAGTCGCGGACGAGAATCGGCATGCCGTTCGCGTCCTGGACCTTCGCGATCTGGTTGTACAGGAACGCCTTGCCCATGAGGAACTTCGCGTTGGAGTCGTAGCCTGCCGGGAGCAGGGAGATGAGCTTGACGAGGTGGTCGTAGGTGACCGCCGTGCCGAAGTCCACGCCCGTGGAGTTGTCGGTCCAGGTGCGGGCATACTCGACGCCCTTCGGCTGGGACGACCCGCTGCCGTTGATGATGTAGTTCTCGACGATGCGTCCGACATCAGCGGCGAGCGCACCGACCAGCCAGTTCTCGAACGCGGGCATGGACAGCGAGGCGACCGTCGCAGAGATGCGCTGGAGCTTGACGATCTCGTACCCGCCGAGGTCGACGTAGGTGATCGTGTCGGAGGCCGGCGTGATCGCGGCGTTCTCGGTGTGCAGCGCGGCAGCGGCGCGGGTGCCTTCGACGGCGAAGCGCAGGTTGCCAGCGACGCGCAGGAGCGTGATCTCGTTCAGCATGGGCGCCGTCTTGACGAGGGTCTCCATGATCTTCTCAGCGGTCAGCAGCGGGATGACGCCCTGCGTCACGGAGCTGTCGAGGTAGGTCGTGCGGATCTCGGGCGCCACGGGCCGGCCCATCAGGTTGGAGAGGAAAGCGTCGCGGTACTCGGGCGAGGCGATGATCTGCTCACGGGACATGTTCATGTTCTTGGTTCTCCCTTCTTCGCTGGAGACAGTTTCCAGCTGCTTGTCCGACGTGGTTTCGTCGGTCGGCTTCTCGATCTCGGTGTCCATTTCGGTGATCTGGCTGATAAGGTTCTCCAGCTCGCCCTCGACCTCGTCCTTGGAACGAGTCTCGAACGCTCCGGCCTTGTACTCCTCGCGCACGCACTTGAGCCGGTCTTTCAGCTCCTTGCGCTTCTTGAGGAGCTCCGCCCGTTCTTTCGTGATCTCCATGCGGTCTCCTTTCATTCCATTTCGTATGCCTGGGCGAGTAGTCCCAGGTCGGGCGTATTCGGCGGAGGCTCCTCCGCCGCAGGCTCCACCGGTTCCACGACCGTTTGCGGGTAGGCTCCCCACGCGCACACGGTGATCTCCGGCAGTGCCTTGATCTGGAGAATCGTCCGGGTTTTCCCCTCCTCGTCCCACTGCTCCTTGCCAACAAAGAACCCGAACGAGCACTCGTCGACGATCCCGCTGCGGATGAGCTCATACGCATCACGGCCGTCGTTGGTTTCTGGCAGTTCGCAGCGGAACGCAAGCCCCGCCTCGTCTACCGCCAGACTCAGGTTGATGCCCGCGCGACCCAGCACGCGAGCGGTGTCGTGCGACCACAGCAGCCGCACGTCCGACAGGTTAGCGCCATCGAACGCGTGGCGATCGATGACTTCGAGGAACGGTCCGAGGTTTGTCGGGGAATCGAAAACGGCCGCATATCCTCGGATGATGCGACCGCCCTCGGGCTCGGACCTGATATCGAATGTTCTGATTTCAGGGTCCACTCGTGTCACCTCCGACGCCCTGATAGGCGTCTGCCTTCGCTGCGTTGACGTTGTTCAGCGATACGCGGACCGTGTCTCCGCCTTCCGTGGGGTTCAGCCCTTCCTCGTCGCGCACTTCATTTACCGTCATCCAGCCGTCGACAAGCGCGTTGTGGTAGAACACCCCCTTGCTCGACAGCGGCGAGATGATGGCGCGCGTCATCCGCGCCCGGATGCGGTTGCCCTGGTTGAGCGACTCGTCCGTGAACAGCTTGTACGAGAACTCCTGCTCCACCTGCCGCACGATCGGCTCGACGCACGTGTCGATGAACTGGTTGAACTGCGTCTCCGTCGCCAGCCCGCTCAGCAGGTCCCCGTTCACCCCGAAGTATCGATAGACCTTCTCGAGCAGGATCTTCTCCTGGTCGAAGTTGAGCAGGTCCGCGCGGACGTTGACTTCCTTGAACTCCTTGCCACCGTCCAGCACCGCGATACCGGACGAGTTGTCAAAGTTCATGTAGTTGGTCACGAAACGCGTCTTGTACTTCTCGAGGTCCGCTTCATTCAGCTGCGTCTTGAGCGTGATGATGCCCGTCAGCCGCCCGTTGCTCTGGAGGTTGTTGGCCATCGCATTGTTGCCGAGCGTCAGTATCTGCACCAGCGTCTGGATTGGTGCGTTGCTCTCCCCGCCGAACTGCTTGATGTTGTGCCGGCGCAGGTGGATGAGCGAGGCGTACTCGATGCACACCGGCGGCCTGGAATAGTACCGGAACTCGACATACGGCGTTCCGCTCGCCGTTTCCTTGAACACGGCCTCGGCCGTGCCATCGATGACGTACAGCCCTGCCAGCCTCCCGTTGTCCGGGTCGAATCGCGGGAGGATGAACGCATTGTTCGTGACCATCAGGTTGGATACCACGCGGTACATGAGGTCGTATGGGCTCTCGTACTCGTTGGCCCGCAGCGTGAGCACGCGGTTCACGTCCGACTTGACCTCTACCCGCTCCCGCTTGTCCTGCCGGACATGGCGATACTCCACCTGCGCCGCCTTGCGCGCGATGAAGTCGATGGCGGTGCGGACATCCGGGACCGCGTAGATGGTGTCCGGTGCCGGAAGGTAGATGTGGTTTGTGTTGACGTCGACCAGTTTCGTGTCCGTCAGCGTGCTCGGGGCGCGCGCGAACGATGAGACGAGGCGCTCCCAGAGTCCTCTCTTGTCCGCCATCAGTTACCTCCCATGGATGGACCAGACGTCCTCGAACGTCTGGCGGTTCTCTGTGAACGTCGTATACGCGACGATCAGCGATACAGCGCCGTCGATGCGCGCCCTGCTCTTGACCTTCACGGGCCGGATGTTTTCGTTCTTGTCGGTCTCCACGTCGCAGTTGTCCATGTTCCATCGCAGGAGCCCGTTCCGCTTCTCGTACACGATGTGCCCGGACTGGAACTCGGCCCGCATCTCTTTCATGGGGACCGACAGCGTCTGAGCGCCCTGCCGGACCTTGTGCATCTGGTAGCCGTGGGCCTCCATGTCGTCGACCCAGTATTTCGAGTTCCACGGGTCGTATCCGATGAACTGGAACGTCAGCCGGTATTCCTTGCGTAGACCCTCGTACCATTCCGTTATGGCCGCGTATGATACCGCATGGCCGGGCGTCAGCTCGAGGATGCCGAGGTCCCGAAACTCCGAGTACGGGATCCGGTCCTCCTGCTCGCGGATGCGCGCCTGCGCCTCCGCCATGAAATACCGTTGCAGCACGATCAACCGGTCCGGTGATATCGGGATCAGCGCCGTGGCGCAGGTGAGGTCGGTTGTGTTCGATAGGTCCACGCCGCCGACGGCGTACCCGTCCATCAGCACGTCCGTGTCAATCTCCGCGCCGCACTTCTCGATGTCGATGTAGTCGATGTAGGACGATTTCCCGCTCGCCCGGATGTTGCAGTGCTTCGCCAGGTACCCGTTCTTTTGCTCAGGAGCTGATTGCGCCGCGGCGAACTGGCGCCTCATCTCGTCCATGCTCTTGGAGACTCCGATGTTCGGATTCGCCTTGATGTACTTATCCGGGTCCGTCCATTCCGATATATCGTCCAGCTCGTACACGATCGGCAGGAACCCGTTGCACGGGCTCTTGCCGTCGAGGATGCCTTCGGACTGACCGTACAGCGAGTCAAAGATGCTCTCGCGGACGAAGCCCATCGTTGTGATGCACCATAGCAGCGGCTGCGTGCGGGACCCCATCGCGGAGAGCATAACGTCGTACAGGTTGCGGTCCTTCAATGCGTGGACTTCGTCAATGATCGTCAAGTGCGGGTTGAGCCCGTCCAGGCTATTGGAGTCGCTCGCCAGTGGCTCGAACTTCGCGTTCTTGCGCTCGAACAGGATCATCGACGCCGAGTGCGTCTCCACGGTCTTGGGTGTCTTGAGTAGTCCATTCAGTTCCGGGGATGCCTTGACCATCCGTAGCGACTCGTTGAACGTAATGCGCGCCTGGTCCTTTTTCGTGGCGATCGAGTACACCTCGGCGCCGGACTCGCCGTCCATCATGAGCATGTATAGCGCGATGGCGGACAGCAGTGTGCTTTTCCCGTTCTTGCGCGCTACCGTCAGAAATACCTCGCGGAAGTACCGGAACCGGGTCCCGGACTTCAGCATCCCGAACACGACCGCGATCACGTACCGCTGCCACGACTCCAGCACTACCGGATGCCCGGCGAACGGCGCCTTGCTGTGTTTGCAGAACGACTCGATGAACGCGATGGCGATGTGCGCCCGGCGGTTGTCGTAGGTTGCCACACCCGAGGAGATAAGATTCTCGACCAGTCCGCGCAGCTTGTGGATCTTCTTGCAGTACCGTTCGGGGTGATCGAGCTGGTCCGCGTGGTACTGCTCGATCGGGTTCATCCGTATGCCATGGCCTCGAACCTGTCGAACGCCGCCGTCGGCGTCTCGCTCGACTTAGCCCGGACCTTCGTCCTTCCCGCAGGCGTCAGCCCCAGCTCCCCAGCCAGCGCGTCCTTCTGCTTGATGTACTTGAGTTGCATCAGGGCTATGGGCGACATCCGGTCGTCCGTACCGAACGGAGACTCGCCGCGGTCGCGCGCCGCCTGCATCTCTCGATTGATTTCGAGCAGACACGCCGCCACCGTGCAATAGTCCGCCAGCACACCCATGTCGAGCATCGTCAGTATCCCGCTCTGGATCAGCTCTCTCCCCACCTCGCGCCATATCTCGGCGGCTTCCGGTGTCAGGCACTCCGGAGGAGCGTCCAGCTGCATCGTCGGTGCCACCTCTACCAGCGCCGTGTTCTTGCGCCGTTTCAGCGTACTCTCGCTCGATGCTGATGGATCTGGCCGCCGTCCCATGCGTTATCTCGTCCCCTCCGTCGTTTTCATGGACGCGCGCGCCCGGAAGCCGATTCTGGCCTTTTTGTGTTCGGAGC